TAGTAAGAGGGTTTATTAAAGGTCTAAGAGCTGATGATAAAGTGGCTGGCAAATAAACTAGAACCATTTCTACAGATACAAGGGTGGGTCATTAATATTTTTAAAAGACTTGACAAATTAGAGGACAATACCCACCCTCCTCTATTTGAAAAAGATCAAGTTAATAAAATACATAAAAGATTAGAAGATTTGGAGACTACAAAGTTTGTTGATAGGTTTCCACAAATGAAAAATTACGAAGGTACAGATTAGCAGTGTTTATAAACGAAAATTATCTAAAATTACAGCATAAGCTAAAGTCAGATAGACAGGTTGTAAAAGTCGGAGATGACTCTAGTGGCTTGTTATTAAAAGATAATCGTGTATTTGTAGAGCAACAACCATCAGAAGAACAAGAGGTAGCTACAAAAAAATATGTAGATGATAATGCAGGTGGTGATAGCTCTAGCGCCAAAACTTTTATGGATTGGTATTATTATGGTGCAAACTTGGCATCATTAAATAATTTTTATGTTGCTACGCACCATGATGAGTTTGGTGTAACTAATATTATAAATTCAAATATATCTGACTATAATGATACAACTGGTGAAGATATGTGGAGAACAATAAGATATGGTGGAAGAAGAATACCCTATTCTGGAACTATTACAAAATTTATGGCTCATGTAGATTCATCAGGTGCATCAGCAGATTCAGTAGTAGAAATGGGCGTATGGAAAATAGAAAAACCAACACTGGATACAGTATTGGCAGCTACTACAAATGTTACCATGGATAACTTAGGATTAATAACATTTACTTTTGATTCAGCAGCTTCATTTTTGCACAAAGAAACAACATCATTTAATGCAGTTACTCAAGGAGATTTTATGTTTGTTACTGCAAGAAGAACAAATGGCTCTGATGGTTCTAGTTTCTATATACATAGCACAATAACAATGGATATAACTTAGGAGAATTATGAGTTTATCAGGAAAGACAATAAAAAATTCTTATGTAGATTTATTACAATTAGATAATTCTAATAGTGGTGTTCCTACATCAGTTACAGCTATTAAGGATGGAGCTGGTTCAAGTACAGCGTTGCAAATATCAGACGATAATGTAAGGATAATTCCACAAAATGACGATACCACAACAGCATTGGATGTAAGAGCTAAAGGCACAGGTAATCCTGTTTTTTCTGTAGATACAACAAATGAACTTGTATCTGCATCAGGAAATACAGTAAATACTCAATATGCTTATTTTAGTGTAGTAATTACACATTTTAGTGGCGCATTAGCAAACAATCATTATGCAATTCCATTTGCTAATGGTAATAATGCAAGTACATCACAATATATAAACCTAGGAACAGGAACTGATCCTGCGACATCATTTACAACATCAACAGATG